GAGATTGTCCTTCGTCATCCGTGTCCCCCCGGCTTCTGGCATCGGTGCTGGCCCCATCGATGGAGGTGCCCCCCCAGGCGCAGGCTGCATACCCGGTGCAGCTCCCCCTGGAGGTGCCTGCGGCTGAGGTGGCGCTAAGATGTCCTTCATCCCGAGAAGATCAAGCAACTTCGTAATGAGCTTCTCCTGGTCTACGGCCGGGTTCTGGAGAAGCAGGGGCATATATTGCTGGAGCTTCTGGAGCTGTACCAGTCGGTGGTTCTCCGTTGGGGAGTACGGAATCGCAACATAGTCGTACTCCAGCGAACGGTCGATCGGCTTACGCCTAGGTCGCATCGACAGCGTCTCGCGGTTTACTTCCAACACTCGCTGGCTATCTGTAAGGCGGATTGGAAGCATCGTATTCGGAGCAAGAAACTCTTCATAGAGTCCTACGATCATCTGGGCGAGCCCCGAGACGCTGTCCTCAACCATCTTGATCCGGCGTCCGTTCCTCGTACGGGTCGCCGTGTCAGCCAGTGCCACCTCGGTGGCTACATCGGCCACGCCCACCACACCCCGGCTGTACTGAGGGATACCAAGAACGAACTCGATGACTTGGTTGCACCGGTCGCGCATCTCGCGGAACTCAGGACTAAAGCTGGGAACCGGCGTACTGCCGATGATGTCCTTTAGCGGTGCGTTGGCCTTACCCTCAACACTGATCATCGAGCCCGGTTGGTTCGCTTCCTGGAGAGCCGTCATCAGTGCTTCGGGATTGTCCACCAAAGCAGTGTTGACCATCGCCACAGGCGTCGAAGTGTGTGCGTGCCAGAGTTCAAGCGTGTCGATCTCGTTCAGTCGCTCCTGAAGAGAACCAATGAGCTTGATGTCACTAAGCCCTCCCAGGTCAGTCATGTTCTCGTTGAACGTGATGATCGTGAAGGGGTTGCGGACGTAACGGTACGGGAGATCACCCTCGAACAGAGGGTCCTCTACGTCTTCAAGTACGTGGAAGTACCTATCAGCCTCGAAGTCGTAGACCTCGAAGACCGTGACCCACTTGTATACGTCGAGGCTGGCCTCGTTGACCATCGCGTTGTTCCGCACGTAGTCTTTGAGCCAAGTAGGATAGCCCCCGTAGTACGCCTTCTTTGCAACTGCGGGGTCGTACTGGGAGGGACGCCCCTCCTTGGCTTCGCTGCGGAGCTTGAACTCTTCCTTCGTCAGGACAGTGACCTCTACGAGGTACCGGATGTCATCGAAGCGAGTGGCTGACATGTCGAAGAAGACCGCGCGTGGGTCCACGTCAAAGATTTCAACAGACTCTCTCTTGAAATCCCACACCGTCTTGAGGAAACCTCTACCACAAATACTGGCGTTCGTGGCTGCTTTCCACATCGTCGTGTGTAACTTCAGTCTACGAAAAGCATCGTTGATCAGGGCTTCCCGAAACTGCGCTGCGGGCTGAAGAGCCTTCTGTCTCGCGAGGACTGTGACTTGGGGGTTCTGTGGACAGACGTTCGCGATCATCGTGTCGATGTAGGCATAGGGGTAGTTCGTCTGGAAGTTCACATCTTCTTCTTCCATCAGGTCGGTTGAACCTGTCGGACGGTCTTCGTCGGAGCCCCAATACTCGGCGACATACCACGCACGCCAGCGGTCCCACTCTTGTCTCTCCGAGCGGGACTTTGTGCGGTGTGTCTTGATGATGCCTTGTACCTGCTTCTGGGTCAGACCCACTTCAGCTCCCCTTACTCCTGGATAATCTCGTCCAGAGCCTCTGGTGTAATGTACTTCCGGTCATGGATCAGAAGCCTGGCCGCAGACTCCGGGTGAGGTGAGTTGAGGACAAACTCTCGGATGTCCGCCTTTGTCCTCCCACTCAACTGATCAGCCTCCCATATCGGCCTCTCCCCTGCACTGTGTTCGGGGGCGATCTTGTCGAGCTGTGCCGCAAAGTCCTTCCGGGCTCCAAGTTCGTGGGCCCCGAGATACGGGGCCGAGGCTGCCAGCGCCACGAGATCAGTAGGATCAGGAAGCAGAGAACCAGCGGCCAATGCACCTCGACCAGCCGCCTTGAGCGCCTGTCCTGGGTGTGTCACCGCGTGTTTCGCGCCTTCTATTGCCGTGCTTGCGGCTCCGCGTGCCAAGCCTTTCATTCGTTCAGGCAAGCCATACTTGGTGCGGTGTACTTCTTCGGGAAGCAGTTCGCCTACGCCTGGCAGGTCCATAAACGACCCGCGAACCGCCGGACTGGCGATCTCGTTGAGGGCCTCGTCTTGAATCTTCTCTGCCAACTTACGTACCGCCGGGTCGATCGCCTCTTCCGCCTTGAGGCGTGCCACCGCATAGCGCCCTTCCGGGGTGAGCCTACGTGAAAAGGCACTATCCTCGAAGTTGTCGTAATAGGCCCTCTGTTCGAAGGTGAGGTCGTCGAGGGTCAAGCCGGCCTGCTGGATGGCCTCCTCGAACTCCACCTTCTTCCCCTTACCGAAGCGGTTTGACGGAGAAAGTCCGCTCTTTTCCCCCGCAAACGTATCGGGCTTAGCTGTCCGAGCTGCTCCGACACCCTGATCACCGGCGAGCTTCAGTGCAGCCTCGTCGACAGCCGCACCGCCTTTACCCGCCAGGCGTCCCGCACCTCGGGCGGCTAACGCCTTCTCGACCGCCCTCCGAATTTCGGGAGAAACTCCCGCACCCGGCTCCCACTCCTCAGTCGCCTCGGTCTTTTCCGGCTCAGCCATTTTTCTTCAGCCTCTGTTCCAGGTACTTACGATCAGCCGCGCTGATATTTCCCTGGTTCAGATAGTACGTTGCCTTGCGCACGAACATGTTGGGCGACAGCGTGTCACCTCGAAGTGCCTCGGGTAGCTCCCGTAGCTTCGGCTTCGGGGCGGGCTTCGCCTTCGCCTTCGCCTTCACCACTTTACGCCTCACCACCTTCGGCGTGGAGGCAGACGTGCTCGTCGACTTCTTAGGGTAAGTGGCCATTATCGCCTCCGCTTCGGGTATTTCGCGCGCCGTCTGGCAGTCTTCTTGCTCGGATAGTTCTTACGATACTCTTCGAGCTGCTCGTATGTCATATCACGAAACAGGAGTACGTTTTCGAGTTCAGCCGGTGCTCCTGTGTCTTTGTACCGTCTGGGAGCGTGCCTAGCCATAGCACAGCTCAACTGAAGCGCCGAGACCTTGTCCCAGTGATGGCGCTGCCGTCGCTTACCGGCCCCCCTTGCTCCCAGTATCTCTGCGGCTGCTGACCGCTCGGTGGACTTATCTTCGCGATAGGAGCCCAGTTGCCCTACGGTGTCCTCGTCGCGGAGCACCAGGGTATCCATGAGCGCGTCTTGAAGGTAAGACAACATCTGAGGTACGGACTTGACGGTAGCGGCCAGCCCTGGTTTGTAGGGCTTCTCATAAAAGAGGTTCGGGTAGTTCATCTCTTGGAGCAGTGCGAGGGTCGCCACCCCGACGCCATTGCTCTCGATACCTACCAAGGCGTTGTTGTACCGGCACCCCACCTCATTGAGCTTCCTGGCAAATGTCACAGGGTCTGTGACATCCCCGAAGCAAGCCACCTGCGTCCACTCCCCGTCGTAAACCTTGAGGACATGGAAGGCAGCGTGGTCTCTCGCGGCGTAGCCCGCTGGGTCAGCCCCGATGACATAGACAGCCCCAGCAACAGGGGCTTCATACTCCAGGTAGGGAGCCCTCCAGGGTACGAGGACTGCTTCCTGGTGCTTCTTGAGCACGTCCGACCGGAAGACGGAGCCCGCTGTGGAGATCCAGCAGGAGATGTCGTCGAACGGGTAGTAGACCTTGAAGAGGTCCGGGTGACGCCGAATCTCTGCGTCGGTCTCCAGCATGAGCCTACGGAACGCGAGGTGCTCCTTCTTGAGCCCCAGTGCCCCGTAGCGGTTCATCATCCCGATCTCTTCGTTGGTCAGCGCGCTGTTCTTCGGCCACCTTCTCTGGTTGAGCTTGCCGTCCCAGAAGGGGAAGAAGGCGTAAGCCCACCGCCCTAGTCCCTGCTTGGCATCCCGGCACTGGTCACGCCACCACTCCGTAGAGTTCTCGGTCATCGGGGCTGGAGTAGATTCCAACAGGACTTTCGAGTGGTCACGGTTGATCATGGAGGGATAGATCATGGAGAACTGATGGCCGGCGTTCCGCCAGTAGGGAAGCTCGCTGCCGTGGAAGCTATCCGGGGACTGGCCGATACCAACCGCTCCTGACTCACCGGACAGGATACGCATCTTCCCGCCGTGCTTGAACGAGAGCTGCCGGACCTCTCGGTTGGGCACCGTCTTGGCTCTCACCACGGCAGGCCAGTTGTTGTGGATGAGGTG